TATTTATTTCTGGTGTTGAATTTACCTCTCCCTATACACCTCCACGACTTCGCCGATGGTGCGGAGAGTGTGGGGATTTTTTATAGACCTTTTACGAATTGTGGGCAATGACGTCTAATGCACCAATGATACGTTGTGCATCTTCAATTGCATTTTTATAATCTTTAGAGGTGTTCTTTATAGGTTTGCGAATGAGGTCGATGAAAACAACTGGTTTGCCAAAGTCGTTAGAAGTGACACGAATGGTCATATTAAGTATTTTAGTTGTTGTTTTCCTTTTGCCGGTAATTCCGCCAGCAATTGCGCCGAACCCTCCAAACAAGGCTCCGCCTACGAGAGCCTGACCAACTCCGCCCGATACAACTGCTTGGTCGTTAATCATTAAATCATACGAAATTAAGTTATCAAATGAGTACCAGTCGGTATCGTTTTTATCCTTAGTGCCAATGAGAGACAAACCGAGAGTTGCTGGCGCAAGCACAAGTTTTACAGTGTTTTTCACAAGATTGTTTTTATTTGCCACTTTGCGAGCTCCGTGAATTCGGTAAACTCTGTTATCTCGGTCTATTTCAAGCGGTCCAATTTTATCAGTTTTTCTGTATCCAGATGTATCAAAGATTCCCATAATAATCTCCTATTCTATGGTTAAAATTTTAGTTTTCTCTATAAATATCCACGACCTCGCCGATTGTTCGGAGAGTGTGGGGATTTTTTTGTTTTTTTGTAAAATAGCAAAAAAAGCAGCCATGGAAAACATGACTGCCGTACGGTATGGGACTAAATCCCGAATGTAAACTTTATGAGGCTTTACCTCTAATACAGTCATATTTTATACTTTTTTTTGATTTTTGTAAAGTATTTTGGTTAGAAATACAATTCTTTAACTTTTGCGTTGATGGCGTCAAGAGTTTCTGGTGATACTTTTATCTTTCCTACAGGGTCTAAGGGGTTCTTTTTGAGTATCCTATCTTTGCTAATGGTTTGTAGGCTGTCGCATTTTGCGAATGATTGCTTGAGGTATTTACCATAGTAGTCGATGACTTCTTTTAGATTTGAAATGGTGAGTTGGAACTCCTCACTTGAAGTGTTTTCCTCAGTTATCTTCTGTTCTAGTTTAGCAAATTCTTTGTCTATGTACTTAAATGATTGTTGACCAATTATTTCTTGTAACGGAACAGTGTTGTCATTTTCTTTGGAAGTGATTGGGATGACTGTCAATGTCTTTTTGTACGGTGAATCTGTTTTATCAAGTACTATAGCCCAATGATTGTTTGATAACTCTCCACCAACGTTTACTCCAAATTCAACAAAGACTAGTGAACCACGATTAAACTTCCAATATTTTCTTTTGGGACTTTCTGCCTCGTAAAGATACTGCTCTGATTGTCTTTTGACAGCAGGGGCTAGGAAGCGGTATTTGGTGGAGGTGTGTTTTGCCTTGCCAAGTTTGTATAATTTTTCTACTTTGATGTAATTCTGTTTGGCATTCTCAAAGTATGGATTTTCTTTCATAAAAATCTCCTCCCTACCTCTCCCTATACACCTCCACGACTTCACCAATGGTTCGGAAGTCGGTGTCTGCTGTGATGGGGATGTTGTCATAGTCTGGGTTCAGGCTGTGGAGGTAGGCGCCTTGGTCTGTGATGCGGAGTTGTTTGATATAGGCGTCGCCGTTATAGGCAAATACTCCGATGTCGCCGTCTGATAAATCTACAGACAGTTTGACGAATATATAATCGCCTGAGTGGTATTCTGGTTCCATAGAATCACCGTAGATAGGGACAACGAAGTCGGCGTCCACTTCAATAGGTAATTCGATTGTTTCAACCTTTACATCATTCAGATACTGACCTGTGCCAGCGGAAGCGGGTTGGTCGTAGTAGTTGTAGGTGTGGTAGGTGGCTTGCAGTTCGTTTACTGTATTCTTACTGTATTCTACTGTATTTTGTTTATCTAGGAGCTCGCTAGAATAGCGTAGCACGCTTTTCTGGTTAGGTTCGGTTAATTGCACCACCTTGTCCGAAATCTGATCTATGAGGCTGTTAGGGGCTGTGGTGGGGATGGTAGGCGGAAAGAAGTCATCAATACTTACTTTAAAAATATCCGTCAGTTCAAATAAAGTATCCTGACCTGGTTTTCTGTCACCTTTTTCATACCTACTTATTGTTTGCTTTGTTGTTTCTAAACGTTGAGCAAGGTCGGTCTGTGTCATACCTGCCAATTTTCTGAAGTCTTTAATTTTTTGACCGATATATACATTTAATTCCATAATGTTTTTTCCTTTACTCTTTTGTTATTAAATGTAGTATAACAAAAAAATCACCGAAAAGGAAACATTTTTGTGTTTTTCGCAAAAAAAGTGTTGACAAGTCACCGAACCGGTGATATAATATAGTCAAGGTTAAGGAATTAGCCTAATAACACAGGAGGTACAGCCAATGGCAAGACACGAAAAAAAGCCTAAACGCAGAGAAATCGAATTTGACATTCAATTCTTCTGGTTTAGACTTCGAGTAAAATACTTAATCGAGTGGTAGCTTGATTAAGTAGGGGGGCAGGAGCCTCCCTCCCTCGTAAGAGGGATAGGTATAGTGTACCACATTGGCTGTACTTCCCGCAAGGAGTATCTTATGAGTTGGAAAAAAATTCTCTTTGGTAGTTATGAAAAGACCTTTGTCAGTCAGGATGGCAGGGCAAAGACGACTATCTCTATCAAGGGTGGATTGTTGCTTAATCTGTTAGCACTGGTCGGGCTGGTTGGCTTGATTTGGTGGCTGATTGGTCTATTTACATAGAAAGGAGTGATGGTTATTGCAAACATTGTTGTATGGTTTGCGTAAAGAAAGAAATTTAACGCAAGAAGAAATGGCTGACAAAATTGGTATTTCTGAAAATGCGTATCGTCAGAAAGAAAAAGGGCAACGACCTTTTACACAAGACGAAATGTTTTTCTTGGGTAAGTTTTTTAACAAACCTATTCAAGAAATTTTTTTACCAAGAAAGTCACCAAAACGGTAACAAACACACCAGCTCTGCTATTTCCCCAATGGTCAGTCTTTGGTCAAACTTTATACAATACTTGTATAAAAAGTTCTTGACTTCTTCAAGAACTTTAACTAACAGGTGGAAGGAGGGGTGACCATGACGTCTATACATGTGTCTTTGTCGGCTGAGATGAAGAAGCGGTTGGGGGTGGAGTGCCAGCGTCTGGGGCTGTCGATGGCGGCTTATGTGCGGTTGGTGCTGGCGGAGAAGTTGAGAGAGGAGTAGGGCGGTACAGCTCTGCTATTTATGGAAAGGAGAATGACATGAACAAGAAAGGACGACCAGCAGGGGTCAAAAACGAACGTGGACTTTACACAATCGCGATACCAAAGGAAATCTACGACCAAATAGATGATTTGGCTATCGGTAGCGGTAGGTCGCGGACGGCTGTTGCAACCTTTGTTTTTACAAAAGGACTGGAACATATCCAAATTGTCGAGGAAACAATCACACGCAAGCGGATTGTGGGTATTGAGTAGGGAAAGGCCAACCAAACTAGAAAGGAGAAAGGGATGAACGAACTAGAAAGAACAGCCCTCAATGAGATACTGAGGACCGTGACCTATATTGCTGAGAAGGTGGATGAACTTGACGCTAAGATTTCTTTGAGCGATTTACAAGTTCTTGAGCATCAAGAAAATTGAGTTTCATTTCCATGTAGTGAATAACTCCGTGAAGGTAATTTTTGAGATGAGAAAAATCTTTATCAGGATTATTTCTATAGTAATGACCTTCGTCGTTGCCAATATAAGCAGATGCAAGTGCAAATGTTTTAAGGTCATCATCCTTGATATATTTTTCGATAACCTGTTTTAACGGCATTTTAATGATTTTATCTTCGTCATCAGGATTTGTGACAATAGAGAAATCTTTAACAAAAAACTCAAGTGCCTTTCGATAGCCGATTCCTGCGATGTGGTCGAGTTGTTCATGTTCTGCTTTTAGGGCTTGAACATAGATTTGTTTACCGACTGGGGAAACTAATTCTACATCGTCAGAAATAGGTATATCACTTGGGAGGCTAGGAGTAACTTTAAGATGTTCGATTTCGTATTTATCGGTGTAGGAATTAATCCGATGCCTTGTTGCTATAAATTCTTCTGTCCAGAAGTGCTTACAACCTAAGCATCTAAATGTTAAGACCAAACTTGTTTTTTCTTCGCCGAGAGGAAAATAAGAAGAGTTCACCAGATGTGGATTGGTTGGTTTTTTACAATTTGGACAGATATCATCGATAGTTACAGGTCTAGAAACAGAAGAATTTATTTTTGCTTGAAATATCATAATATTTCTCCAATCGTTTTTATTTTAATTATATCAAATCAGAAAGGAATTTTATGAACGAAATCATCAATGTTAACTTGAATGACAATCAAGAGCCTGTGGTGTCTGGTCGGCAGTTGCATGAGGCTTTGGGTGTCAAGACGGCATATAAGGACTGGTTCCC